AAGCGCGACGAAACACGAATCCTTATTCCCTTCTTTGATAAGGATAAGAACCTGCATGCTTTCCAAGGCAGAAGCATAAGTAAATCATCTGTTAAGTATATTACCATTGTGTTGAATGAAAATGTTCCAAAACTTTATGGTTTAGATACAGTAGATTTTAATAAAACTACATACGTTATGGAGGGGCCAATTGATTCTATGTTTATCCCTAATAGTATTGCTACTGCTGGCGGTGATCTTGTTTCTGCTCTCAGTAATGTTCAGCAATCATGTAAATCTTCCTTGGTAATTGTCTATGACAACGAACCAAGATCAAAAGACACAATAAAAAAGCTTGACAAAGCGATATTAAACGGGTATAATGTATGTATCTGGCCAGACAATCTGGATCATAAGGATATTAACGATATGGTACTTGCAGGATTATCGCCTGAATTTATTAAACACATAATTGATACAAATACATATAAAGATCTCGCCGCCAAGATGGCGCTTACACAATGGAGTAAAATATAATGCTTACTAAACTTACATTCCCAGGACTTGATCTCTACGTCGATCTTTCAGATGTAAAGTATATGGAACGTGAACTTCGCCCTAACACTGGTGGCTTGCTTCTTCCAAACGAAAAAGATTACTACACTAAGATTGCTCTTTCCAATGGTCGTGTTATTGCATGCACCGAGCCTGTAGAATTTATTCTTGAGCAGATGGAAAAAAGCAAGGCGTGAGACATGATTGTACGTATTGAATATGACATCAGTACAGGTGATTATTATATCCCTATTCCAGAAGAGTTTTATCCAACATTAACTGAGCTAGGTTGGAATCCAGGAGATGATATTGAATGGATTGACAATGGCAATGGATCTTATACTCTGAAAAAGGTAGAAGAAAATGAATAATGCTAAAGTTGTTGCAGTTACGCAATCAATAAATGAAGATATGAATATTGATGATTTCATTGCTTACGTTGCTCGTGTAAGTAATCCATCTAATCAGTCTAATACACTAACATCAACTAAGTTATTGAAATATCTAGCGCAAAATAAACATTGGTCGCCATTCGAAATGGTCCATGTTGTTATGGAGATTAATACCACACGTGATATCGCTAGACAGATTTTACGCCACCGTAGCTTCTCTTTCCAAGAATTTAGCCAGAGATATGCGGATCCGACCCAAGACCTCGGATTCGTCACTCGTGAAGCCCGTTTGCAAGATACAAAAAACAGACAGAACTCCATCGAAGTAGAAGACGATCCAGAGCTCAAACACGGTTGGGATGAGCGTCAAAAGATAGTAATTGAATATGCACAAAAACAATATGAATGGGCAATTCGTAATGGAATTGCAAAAGAACAGGCTCGTGCAGTTTTGCCAGAAGGTCTTACTGTCTCTCGTCTTTATATGGCTGGTTCTCTTCGAAGTTGGATTCACTATTGTCAGCTACGTATGTCTATTGGCACTCAAAAAGAGCATCGGGGGGTAGCTACTGATGCATGGTACGAAATAACAAAAGTGTTTCCTTCATTGAAAGATACACTGGATATTGGACAGTAAGAAAGAGGTAAGAGATGATCACAAGCCCGATAATGGTAGTTAAAAGAAACGGAACAAAAGAACCAATTGATTTAAATAAATTCCATAAAGTTGTTAATTGGGCTTGTGATGGTATTAATGGTGTTTCTGAATCTGAAATTGAATTGAAATCACATATTCAGTTCTATAATGGTATCAAATCAAGTGAAATACAAGAAACTTTAATTAAGGCTGCAGCCGAACTTATCACTGAAGAAACACCTAGCTATCAGTATGTTGCTGGTCGTTTAATCAATTATCATATTCGAAAAGAAGTATATGGAGATTACAATGTACCAAAATTATCTAATCATATTAGCAATGTTATCAATGCTGGCTACTACGACAGTGACATACACACATGGTACAACGCAGAAGATCTTGACGTACTTAACGGTTATCTTGACCATAATCGCGATTTTAACATCGCTTACGTTGGTATGGAGCAGTTTAGGGGTAAGTATCTAGTTAAAAATAGAGTAACAGGTAAATTTTTCGAAACACCTCAGATGACGTATATGCTTATTGCGATGGTTCTGTTTCGTAATTATCCAAAGGAAACACGCAATAAATGGGTAAAGGACTTATATGATGCAGTATCTAATTTCGAAATATCGCTCCCTACGCCTATCATGGCAGGTCTTCGTACTCCTCAGAAGCAGTTCAGCTCGTGTGTTCTTATCGAAACAGATGATTCATTGGACTCCATTAACACAACCGCTGCTTCGATTGTCAAGTATGTTTCTCAGAAAGCTGGTATTGGTATTGGTGCTGGTAGGATTCGGGCTATTGGTAGCACCATCCGTAATGGCGATGCTTCTCATACTGGTGTTGTCCCTTTCTACAAACACTTCCAGTCAGCGGTTAAAAGCTGCAGCCAAGGTGGCGTTAGAGGAGGTGCAGCAACTCTTTATTATCCTTTATGGCATCTTGAAGTAGAAGATATTCTCGTATTAAAAAACAACAAAGGAACGGAAGATAATCGTGTCAGACATCTCGACTATGGAGTCCAATTCAATAAGGTTATGTATGAAAGACTGCTTACTGGCGGAAACATCACATTATTCTCGCCGAACGATGTTCCTGACATGTACGAAGCGTTTTTCACAGATAGCGACAAATTCAGAACGCTCTACGAAAAATACGAAAAGTCAAGCAAGATCCGCAAAAAGACGATATCCGCAATTGATCTATTCTCGGCTTTCATGCAAGAGCGAAAAGACACTGGTCGTATCTATTTACAAAATGTGGACCATGCTAATGACCATGGTTCGTTCATTAAAGAACTAGCACCTATCCGTATGAGCAATCTTTGCTCTGAAATTGATCTACCAACCAAACCACTTAATGATATTAATGATCCAGATGGTGAGATTTCACTTTGTACTCTCGCTGCTATTAACTGGGGAAAGATAAAGGATCCAAATGATTTTGAACGCCCTTGCACTCTCGTGGTGCGTGCTTTGGACGAGTTGCTTAGCTATCAGCACTATCCCGTCCTTGCAGCAAAAAACTCCACGATGGCTCGTCGCCCTCTTGGTGTTGGGATTATTAATCTCGCATATTGGCTTGCTCGTAATGACCTAACATATCAGGGCATTACTAAAGAAGGATTGAACCTACTTCATAAGTATGCAGAAGCTTGGTCTTATTATTTGATTAAGGCTTCTGTTGATCTAGCAGCGGAGAAGGGTGCACCTAGTAAGTCAAATGAGACAAAATATTCTCAGGGACTTATGCCAATTGATACGTACAAGAAAGATGTTGACGAATTGGCAGATCCGATATATACTATGAACTGGGACAAACTCAGAGAAGATGCTAAAACAAATGGAATTAGAAACTCTACTCTTATGGCACTCATGCCGTCGGAAACATCTGCACAGATTAGCAATGCTACGAACGGTATTGAGCCTCCACGTTCTCTCGTCTCCATCAAACAAAGCAAAGACGGAGTTCTTAAACAGGTTGTACCTGAAATCCGTAAGCTTAAGAACAAATACGACTTACTCTGGGATCAAAAATCGCCAGAAGGGTATCTTAAGATTGTTGCAGTACTCCAGAAGTTTATCGACCAAGGAATTTCAGTCAACACTTCTTACAATCCGAAATTCTATGAAGAAGAACAAATTCCAATGAGTGTTATGCTACAGCACATGCTTATGTTTTATAAGTATGGTGGTAAACAATTATATTATTTCAATACCAACGATGGTGCTGGAGAAATCGATTTGACTTCTCCATTAAAGTTTGGTGAAGTTGATGATGAAAATTGCGTAGCATGCACAATTTAATGAACTATATCAAGTGGTCTTACTTTAATATTCAGATCTACTTGAATCCCTTTGTTTGGTTTAGAAGTCCATTTGTATGGATGTACTCAACTGAAAGTGATAGCGACCCTGGATGTTTGTTCTGGCTAGATGTTAAAATACTATTTTTGAAGATCTCTGTAATGATAGACGACGGAAGATGGTAAAAACATAAGGAGATAAAGATGGAAAAGATTAATCTCACTAACGAAGAGATCTTTCACAAGATCGAAAAAACTTTAGAACTCGCTATTGTTCACAAGAAAACTGAGGATAATCTTGTACCATGTTTGTTTGAATTTGAAACTAAAAAGCTATACGAAATGCCTGAGGGATATATGGATTATGATGCTAAGAAGTACTGGAGAAAAGCAGCGTGACAATTGAAAATATTAAAGGTCAACTTGACATATACAGAGAAGGTTTCATGGACGGTTGGAACCTTGCTATGAAAGAAGCTAAAGAAAAAGCACAAAATCAATATCCACCAAATAAATATCCACCAGTTGTACCAACTCAACCATGGACATCATGTTCTACGTGTGGTAAATCAGGCATTAGTCATGAAGTATGTTACAACCCTTCATGCCCATCAAATGTTTCTGTTAGAGGAATATCAGGAACGTATGGCGGATATAATATGAGTACAGGCGCTATTGGTGCAGTTGGTAGCATTAGTAGAAACAGTTACGCGCCATTAGGGGCTAATGGTCCAGCTGATCCAGCTCAGTCGTGGGAAAAAAGGTAATGTCAGTATTCGATGCTACCAATCACAAAGATCCAACTAAAGTCAAGGCGTTCTTTGATGATCCCGTAACTATCGCTCGCTATGATAAGCAGAAGTATCCTTTTCTTGAAAAACTAACTCAGTCACAGCTTGGTTTCTTTTGGCGTCCAGAAGAAATTGACGTTTATCGCGATGCTAAAGACTTCAAAGGGCTAACTGTACATGAGCAGCACATCTTCACTAGCAACCTCAAGCGACAGATCCTTCTTGACTCAGTACAGGGGAGGGCTCCAACAGCCGCCTTTGGTCCTATCTGCTCACTTCCTGAACTCGAGAACTGGATCCTTACATGGGCATTCAGTGAATCTATTCACTCACGCAGTTACACTCACATCATTCGGAACGTATACTCTGACCCCTCGATCATCTTTGATGGGATGATGGATATGAAAGAAATCGTAGACTGCGCTGGCGATATCAGCAAGTACTACGATGATCTTATTGATATGAATAATCGTTTGGCTCTTAACATTATCGATAAAGATATTTACCGCCATAAGAAATCTCTTTGGCTCGCTCTTATGTCAGTCAATATCCTCGAGGGTGTTCGTTTCTATGTCAGCTTTGCTTGCTCGTGGGCATTTGCTGAATTGAAAAAGATGGAAGGCAATGCTAAGATCATCAAGTTGATTGCACGCGATGAGAACCTTCATCTTGCTGGTACTCAACAGCTGTTAAAAACATTACCACAAGATGACCCTGACTTTATCAAAATTCGCGAAGAGACAAGAGACGAATGTGTAAAGATGTTCGTTGATGCAGTTAATCAAGAGAAAGCATGGGCTAAGTATTTGTTCCAAGATGGATCAATGATTGGTCTAAATGAAGTTCTTTTGAATGACTATATAGACTGGATTGCTAATAAAAGAATGACTGCTGTTGGATTACCTGCACCTTATAAGGGTGGATCCAACCCACTTCCTTGGACACAAAAATGGATAAGCGGTGCTGATGTTCAAGTAGCACCACAAGAAACTGAGATCACTAGCTATATTGGCGGTGGCGTAAAAAAGGACGTAAATAATGAAACATTTAAAGGGTTTTCTCTTTAGTTTATTGATTGCTACATCAGCATACGCTGCTGATCAGCAACCACCAAAACCAGTTGACACATGTAAAGTGCAAGTACCATATGGATTACCTTCTACTGTTGCAAATCACCCTGTTATCTGTCGTACTGCTTACATTCTTGAGCATGATGCTGTTGCAAAAATCCCAAATTGGGTCGCTTGGACTCTTACTCCTGATCACGCAATTGGTTGCGTCGCTCGCACTAATTCTTTCGCTGCAGACCAATCTCTTCCAGTAACGCAGCGTTCTGATCCTAAAGATTATGCGGCTTCTGGCTATGACCAAGGCCACCTAGCTAATGACGCTGATATGTCTTGGGATCCGCAGGTTGAACATGAGTCATTCCTTATGTCTAACATGAGCCCACAGCTTCCTGCTGTTAATCGTGGCACTTGGAAGAATTTAGAATCAGCTGCACGTGCATGGGTGTATTCAACTAAGCATCCATTTACTGAATATGCAGGTAATATCTATACATCAGCCTCTAAAACTATTGGTGCTGATAAGGTAGTTATTCCAGACGCTCTATTTAAAATTGTGATTGATGATACTTCTAAAAAGTCATATGCTTTCTTAATGAGTAATACATCGGGACTTGATTCAGATTTTACAAAGTATCAAGTAACGGTCGCTGATGTTGAAAAAGTAACAGGTTCAACTTTTCCTGTTCCTGATTCAAAAACAGTTAAGAACCCACTTCTTCCAGTTGATTTAAAAACACTGGCGGACGATAAGAAAAAACAGTGTAAGGAATAAAAATGGCTGACAACATAATCACTTGTTCGGAATGCGAAGCTGAATTTGAAATCATTCATGATACAGTGAATGACCCTGAGTATTGCCCATTCTGCGCTTCAAAACTTACTAAGACAGAGAAGTTTGAAGACGAAGATGAATGGGATGATCAAGATAGGGATCATTTCTAAAACTAAATATGGGGGAATAGGAGTTCCCCCATATGTCTGATTATGAAAATCCATGGCTTTACTATGGTATACCGATACAAGAAGAAATAATAGAAGATTATGTAGGTTTTATCTACATGATAACCAATCTTACAAATCAACGTATGTATATTGGTAAAAAACTTTTCAAATTCTCTAGGACCAAACAGGTCAAGGGTAAACGAAAAAAAGTTAAAATAGCCTCAGATTGGAAAACATATTACGGTTCTAATAAAGAACTACAAGAAGATGTTGAAAAAACAGGCGCTGATAAATTTCAAAGAGTTATATTAAGACTTTGTAAGACAAAGGGCGAATGTAATTACTGGGAAGCTAAACAGCAATTTGAACATAAAGTTTTAGAAAGTGATTTATATTATAATTCATGGATCTCTGTAAAAATTCATAAGGCGCATGTGAAAATTTAATTTGACTTTTTTATTAAAATAAGGTATAATTGAATTCTCGCCCACGTGGAGAAATGGTAAACTCAGGAGACTTAAAATCTCCCGCTTCGGCTTGTCAGTTCGAGTCTGACCGTGGGCACCAAAACAAATAGGTGAAATATGAAGAAAATTGATCTAACAGAAGTTGCGACATTCATCAATGCTCAATCACCA